GATCCTGATAACTTAACATATAGTAACTTATACGTTAAGCCGTTATTTAAAGAAACACAACGACAAATATACAAAAACTTTATTGGTGACAGTAACATCTTTACACCAAATAGTATTTACAGACCAAACGATGCACAATTTGGTTTACAAAAAGAAGTTAAGATGTTAGTATACGCTGGTATTGAAACTAAAGAAATTAAAGAGTAAGTTGCGGCTTCTAGAAAAAATCATAAACGTAAAAGATTTAACTTTGGAAATTTAAAAATTGCTGAAGCTAAAAACAGTGGATCAAGCACAGTACTATACGAAGTAATTTATGTAGAAGTAAACGATCCATTAGAAGCAACTAAAGGTAAAGTAGCTAAAACAATAGATATTGCTAATAAAGACAAAATTACAGTTGATAGTGTTGAGTTTGAAACACGTGATGATGCTAGTAAAGAAGGAGCAGGTGAAGCTGTTTTCCAAATTAGAAATAGTATTAATCAAATTATTAATGTTAGAGCATTTGGTAATGACTTAGAAATTATTACTAGATCAGGTTCTGTTATATACGATGCAAACGGAACTATTGAAATTACAACTAGAAATGGTGCTACATTACGAGCAGGACAAATTGCTACTACAAGTAGTGATCCGTTTAGATTTAGACCAACACACAATACTATTAAAGTAGACAGTGATGCTATCCAAATTAGTAACCCAGCTGACCAAAAACGCTTTGTAAGTAACGTAACAAATATGCGTGAAAACATAGCAGAATCGGGTATTACAGAAGGAAGTTTCTTACCAATTTGGATGTCAACTGCCCAAGGATCAGGTGTACAAGAATTAGGGTATGTAACAGCAGTACCTTTATGCTACTGTAAACCAGGAACAGCGGCACAAATTTTATTAAATATAACTAATAGTGGGTTCGATTTTAAGAATTTAGACTTTGAAATTGATAGATACATTGTTGATGCTACAACAGGCAACAGCGATGAACAATATATTGCTTTCGGAAACTATCAATATAATGTTTAACACGGATAAATACATACACTAGAGAGGAACAAATATGGCAAGTAATATTGATAACACGAGTATTGATTCGACATTTCCGGTAGCTGGACAAGACAACGACAGCCAAGGATTTAGAAATAACTTCAATACTATTAAGAACAATTTCACAGCCGCAAAGAATGAAATTGAAGATTTGCAGACAAATACTGCAAAATTAAATGCGGCTAATAACTTTCTAGGTAACGATGTAAGTGGAGCAAACCTAATTGCTAACACAGAAAAACATTACCCAGGTGGTACTGTTACAGGTCCAACAAACGTAAGTTTTACTAACGGTAACTTCCAAACGTTTACTATTGGATCTAACACACTTACACTAACATTTACTGATTGGCCTACTGCTAACAAAGTTGGTAAGATTAGACTAATGCTTTTAGACACACTAGGCGACAGTACAGCACGTACAGTTTCTTTTGCTACAGAAAACGGAACTATTAAGTATGGTGTAAATGGAGATAATCCTTTTCCATCACCGTTTATTGTAAACAGCAATGATGATCCAGTTTGTGTTGATGTATGGACTTACGACGGTGGCATAACAGTTTACGCACAGTACGTCGGTCAATTCTCATAAGGTATTAAATAATGGATCATCCACTACTATCAGATCTCTCGTCTTTAACAGATGAAGAAATATCAGAAAAGGTTAATAGCCTAACTCAAAAGTGGTTCCAAACTAGAAATCCCGAAGCTCAATATCAAATCCAAACTATGTTAGATACGTATAAGTTAGAAATGATAGACAGATCGAGCAAATCAAAACCAGAAGATGGCAATAAAGATCTTGACAATCTCATCAACATAAGTTAAAATAAGTGTATGCTTATGAAAACTGACGACTTGGGTATCCCCAGATTTACAAACAAAGACTTAATTGATATGATCTATACAGGACATATCGACAAGTGTCATGTTGTTCTTTGTGATCCAAGTGACGATATTGATAAGTTTAATACATTAGCAAAAGATAACGGACTAACAGGACTTAATACCTATATACCGTTAGACGTTAACAAAGAAGAATTTGATGAAGCACTTCAAGAAGATTGGTTCATGCCCAAGAAGTACAAAGATATGGATATTTACAATTACGTATTAGATAAGTGTCCAAACGATACTGCTAAAATGGCTAGAACATGTGAAGAACTAACAGAGTACGATAGACGTAATATGTTTGACTTATTAAAGTATATGGTATATTTGGTAGACTTTATGCGTGAACACAATATTGTATGGGGTGTAGGTAGAGGTAGTAGTGTATCCAGCTATGTGCTATACTTAATTGGTGTACATAAAGTAGATTCCTGCCAGTTTGACCTAGACTACCATGAGTTCATGAGATAAATACGTATATAACCAGGAGAATATAATTATGGCAATGAAGCAAACAGGTCGTAAAGTTTACAAAAGTATGCAAGGTAAGTCCGTTGATATGGATCTACTACGCCAACGTAATGAACTTACACCAGCAGTAGGAAATGCTAGAGTTAATGCACGTGGTGATGAATTAGGCCCAGGTGGCAAAATCATTCGTAAGCGTGATGAAATTTTAGACGAGTATTACAAAGATCATCCACAAGCAGTTGCAGACGAAGTAGCAGGAACACAACCGGCACAACAGCCAGTTGCAGAACCTGTAGCAGAAGTTAAAGAAACTGTTAAAGCTACACCAAAAAAAGCAACAAAAGCTACTCCTTCTAAAGTAGAAGCAGAGATGGCGGCTATTGACGAAGAAGCTGACGAAACCGGTACAGCGTGGGTAGAAGACGCTGATGGTAATTTTGTGAAAAAAGGTGACTAATGGAACTTAATACTACTATGATGGGCCAAGGCCCTAAGATGAAAACAAAAGTATCTGGCAAGGTGCGTCCAATTCATGACGGTGTACTTGCAATGGATATGGAATTTGGCGAACGTACTACTAAAGGTGGTATTATTTTGTCAAGTGACGATGGCAAGGAAAGAGGCATCCGTCCTAGATGGTGCAAGATCTATGCAATCGGACACGAAAATAAAGACCCTTATGAAGTTGGCGATTGGATCTATGTAGAGCATGGTCGTTGGAGTAGAGGCTTTATTACTGATGACCCAGATCATGGTGAGATTGAACTTAGGCTAATTGATGTTAATGGCATTATGCTTACAAGTAAAGAAAAACCAAGTGATGATGGTATGGGTTCTGAAACAGACTTATCACAACCTAGTATTGACCCAAGCGAATTCGTTCGTGCATAACACCCTATAAAAGAAAGAGGATTATCTTATGGCTGAGATTGACCTAAACAAATATAAAGAATTTGTTGACGCAGTTACTTCCGACGAAAGCTCAAAGAATGAAGACTTTACAAGTCATTGGGCACAACTAAACTATTCCCCAGAAGTTAATATGCCAAGACTATTAACTGCCTCTATGGGACTAGGAGCCGAAGCAGGCGAATTTACCGAAATTATTAAAAAAATTATGTTCCAAGGTAAGCCTTTAGATAAGGATAACATTTGGCACATGCAACGTGAACTAGGTGATATCATGTGGTATTGGATGCAAGGATGTATGGCATTAGACATTGATCCTAACGAAGTTATTCAAATGAATATTGATAAACTTAAAGCACGTTATCCTGGTGGTGAATTTGATGCACATTATTCCGAAAACAGAGTCAAGGGCGATTTGTAAAAAAGAGCTTGACTTTTCAGCAAAGATAGTTTATAATTAACTTATGAACTATGATCTTGATAAAATAATAGTACTTGACGATGTGGTGCCACAATGGTTACATGACCAGGCCATAAGTCAAGTACTAAACACTCCAGTTAGTTATGGACACAGAGGTTTAGGGCCTGATCAAGGTCACCCAATCTTTAGTCAACAATACACTCACGAACAAGTACATAAAGCACCGTGGACTTTAAAAGCAGTTTGGCACGCTTTTGAACATCATAAGCATATGATCGACGATGACGTTGGTGATATACAATTAAACCAAATACAAATTAATCTTACTACAAAAGAACACGCAGGAGCATTACACGTTGATAGTGGTGATGACGTACCTGCATACACAATGGTGTATCTTGTTCAAGGAGATACAGGTATGGACTTTTGGGATAATAATCCTGATCGTGGTGGAAAGAAGATTGACGAAGTAGAATACAAAGAAGGTAGATTAATTGTCTTTCCAAGTCGTTACATTCATAGAGGTATACCTACTAACAAAGTAAGTCCTCGTGTTACTGCTGGTTATGTGTTTAGTGGTAAAAGTACACAATTTGCTAGAGACCGTAACATTGTATTACCTATATTTAAAAAGGAGCAACAGCGATTTGCCGGCCATAGATAAAAATAATATTTTAGTATTTGATGATTTAGTACCAGACTATCTAATGGATCAAATGGATTCTAGTATATTGCATATGCCTTTGCGTTTTGGTCACAGAGGATTAGGATACGATGAAGGATATACTACTTTTAGTGAACAATGGGTACGTGAAATACAACAAGGTGCAACAGTAGAACATACAAATTTTTTAGTTGACATGCCATGGGAGTTTAAAACACTATGGTGTATAGTTAACCACAAACGAGAAAAACTTTTTAAAAATATACATCAGGGATTACAATTAAATCAAGTACAAGTCAATCTTACTACAAAAGAACACGTTGGAGGACTACATACAGATGCACCCGACGACACGGCACAGTTAGAAATGCCAGGTTGGTTGCCTTCACATACATTAGTATATTTTATGGAAGGTGATAGTGGGTTAGATTTTTGCGAATACGATAGTGTAAACTTTGAGGTAAAAACTGTGGAACACATTGAATGGAAAAAAGGACGTTGTGTAGTATTTCCAAGCAGTTATCCACATAAAGGTTTAGCACCTGTAAACGTAAGCCCACGTGTTACAGTAGGATTTATTTTTAACGGACTTCCGTTACAACGACAAGAGGACAAACAATGACAGTAGGTATTACATTTAGCAGTTTTGATTTGTTCCATAGTGGACATGTTGCTATGCTTAAAGAAGCAAGTGAAAACTGTAACTATTTGATTGTAGGATTACAAACAGATCCAACTATTGATCGACCAGAAAAGAATAAACCTATACAAAGTGTATTTGAACGATATGTCCAATTAAAAGGTTGTAGCTACATTGATGAAATTATTCCATATGCAACAGAACAAGATTTAATGGATATACTATTAACTTATACATTGAATCGTAGATTTATTGGTGAAGAATACCGTGATAAAGAGTTTACAGGTAAGCAGATTTGTGTTGACAAAGGCATAGAATTGTATTATAATAAAAGACAACACTCATTTAGTACATCTAATTTGAGAAAACGAATAAGCGAGGCACAGACATGAAGGAACTTTGGGTAGAAAAATATCGTCCTAAGACAGTAGACGGATATGTGTTCAGAGATGAGCATCAAAAGAAACAAGTACAAACGTGGATCAAAGATAAAACTATTCCGCATTTGTTATTCAGTGGTAATGCTGGTATTGGTAAAACAACACTTGCTAAACTATTATTCAACGAATTAGATCTAAATGATTTAGACATATTAGAAATTAACGCAAGTAGAACAAACTCCGTAGAAGATGTACGTGCTAAGATTGTAAACTTTGTACAGATGATTCCATTTGGTGACTTTAAGGTTGTACTACTTGATGAGGCTGATTACTTGTCGCCAAACGCACAAGCGGCACTACGTGGTGTGATGGAAGAATATCATACTACTGCAAGGTTTATTTTAACTTGTAACTATCCAAACAGAATTATTCCTGCACTACATTCAAGATGTCAAGGCTTTCATATTGCAAAAGTTGATCAAACAGAGTTTACTGCTCGTGTTGCAGAGATTCTTATTACAGAAGGTGTACAACCTGATCTAGATACTTTAGACACTTATGTAAAAGCAACGTATCCAGACTTACGTAAATGCATTAACATGGTGCAAATGAACAGTACAGAAGGTGTACTAATCAAACCTAATGAAGCTGACAAGACAGAAGCTGATTGGAAACTTGATATGGTACAACTATTTAAAGCAGGTAAGATTACAGAAGCACGTAAACTTGTTTGTGCAAGTGCTAGAGCTGAAGAGATGGAAGAGATTTATCGTTGGCTTTATGACAACATTGATTTGTTTGGTGATCCTGATCAACAGGACAAAGCTATTATGATTATTAAACAAGGCTTGGTGGATCATACATTGGTTGTAGATCCAGAAATTAACTTAGCCGCTACATTGATTAAACTTGGTAAAGTATAATGAAAATTCGCTACTACAGGTCAATAGACGGACCAAGGTGGATAGGATTTGCATTAGCCATTGTAGCCGCTTTTATTCTTTCGGAAGCAAACCCCGAAACACAATGGATAGGTTGGGCCTTGGCCTCGTGTAGTTGTGTGATGTGGGTTTACTTTGGGATAAAGGACAAGGACACACCTAGAGCATTAATGGAAGGTATGTACTTGTTATTATCTTTACGTGCAATATGGAACTGGGTGGTATAGTATGAGTTATTTGGTTAATAATAATTGTGTTAATTGTAAGCATATGACATGCGTAGAGGTATGTCCTGTGGATTGTTTTTATGAAGGTGAAAATATGCTTGTTATTAACCCAGATGAATGTATAGACTGCGGTGTATGTGAACCAGAATGCCCTGTAGATGCTATTATTACAGAGGATCAGGACGACGGAACTTGGTTTAATATCAACGCTAAGTATAGTTATGAATGGCCTAACATTACACAAGTTAGGGAAGAAGATGTTTTAGCTAATAAAATACCTACAGTAGATGTTATGTCAACTAAACCGGGTAAAGGAGATCAATAATGGCAATAGGTAAGATGAGAGCAAGTCACATATTGCTTTCTTATAGGGGTGCAGAGAATTCTACACATGGCAGAGGCATTGGCGAAGCAATGGCCGAAGGTGAACGTATTATTAAACAACTACATGAAGGTGGTGTTTCTTTTGATCAAATGGCAAAAGAGAATTCTGCATGTCCAAGTAAAAATAATGGCGGAGACTTAGGTTGGTTTGAACCAACTGATATGGTATTAGAATTTAGTACAGCATGTGCGGCGATTCCAAAAGGAGATTTAGGACCACATCCTTTTGTTACAAAATTTGGCGTACATGTTATATGGAGAACAGGCTAATAATGACTGTTAAAAAGGACTTTCCGGGTAATCTTATACAAGTTAGTATACTAGAACGTGAAGTTGAATATGCAAAATCCTGTTTACGTGAACACGATACAGGTCACATACACACAGCCATTAGTTGGCTAGAACATAGAATAGAGGAATTAAAGAATGAACGTTAAATTAGTATCTTACTCAAAGGCAACAGACGAGTTTACAACTGAAGGTGTTGACGATTTACAAGAGCTAATAGCATTTTGTGCCAAAGTAAGTAACCCGGCGGCACAAATTAATAACGAAACTAGTGAACGTTTAATTAAGTACTTGATCAAACATCAACATTGGTCACCATTAGAGATGGTTAATGCTTGTTTAGAGATTAAAACTACACGTGACATTGCACATCAAATTGTGCGTCATAGAAGTTTTAGTTTCCAAGAGTTTAGTCAACGTTATGCTAATCCAGAAGAACAAGGCGACATGTTTGAATACAGTGAAGCACGTTTACAAGATACTAAGAACAGACAAAACAGTATTG